CATGTATCCGTTGTAGTTGCTCTTTAGGATTAGCGATTAAGTCATCGTACTCAATAAACAAGAAGTTATCTGGTGCCGCTAAGTAACCGTTCTGTAGTGATATGTACGCAGCCTTTAAGTGATCCATCAACTGCCCAGACTCCATAAACTCATCTAAATCTTCAGGCTTGGCAATACGTACAAACGATGCCGCACAATCAGGTACAGAACGAACAGTAGCTATAATTTTTGGTTGATGCCCTAATACCTGAGCCATAGCAGACATAATTACATGTAGAGACCACCCACGTGATTTGTCAATTATAAAAGGTTTATCAACATCTCCATAAAAAGAATCTACAATGCCACCCATGACATGCGCTAATTTTTTACGATCTTTGTCATTTTCATTTAATAACCCAGCAGAATGCCACACATTTGCCATGCCGTCTAAAGCGTGAACTAAGCCTGAAGTGGTTGAAACGTGGGTTATAGAATTTTGATTCATAATAGCGGCGAGTACCGTGCTGCCGCTTCTTGGAACACCTGCGAGAAATGCTAATTGCTTATTCATATTGATGCGGTCTCTGATGTGATGGTGGATAAGTTTCTTTTTTCTAAATGACGTTGTCTTCGTAAATCTGACCAAGGTTTACCCTTATGAGCCAAACTTAATGCTACACAATGTTCTTCAGACTTTTTCTTGCCTTTGTTTCCGGCGCTTATTTTATCACAATGTTCAATAGATAGTTCTTTCCCTTTATGCAAAGCACTCATCATTTCTTTAACTGAATCAGGCATCTTTTTACCAAGATTAGCTGCACGTAACTTTGCTCTTTTTTCTTCAGAACATATTTGACCTGTGCTTGCTGCTCTTAGTTTCTCTATAGTCTCAGCCGTAGGAACCCTCCCCATACGTGTTGCGCTCATCTTTTCTCTTGTTTCAGCAGAGTGTATTCTACCTACACCAGCTAATCTTAGTTTTTCTATTAGTTCTGGTGGTCTATTCCTATTTGCTTCACTCATCTTTGCTCTTGTTTCAGCAGATGGATTGGTATTTGCAGCACTTATTTTGGCTTTGTGTTCATCAGTAATAGTGCGTCCACTAGGCCCTTCACCACCATCTGTCATATTAGCTAAAGAAACACCCATTCTTTTAAGACATTTAATTAAACCTATCTCAAGGTTAAACGATATTTCTTCAGAGGAGCAGTCTAATTTTCCAATAAGAATGTCCTGTTTACCATATTTAGCAACAGTTCTAGCATGATATGAATTACGCCCAGATAATCGGTGGGCTCTAGTACCATTCCCTTTACCCACATAAAACGGGGTGCCATCTGGTTTAGCATGTATGTACGCATAAAATTGCTTCATTTCGCCAAACCATCAAGAGCATGAACAAGACCTGATGTAGTAGATACATGGGTCTGTGAATTTTGGTTAAGTATAGCTGCAAGTACCGTAGAACCTGAACGTGGCACACCACTCAAAAAATGTAGAGTCTTTTTCATATACTAATCTCGTTATGTTTTTTACAAGGGTATATAGTATACATTAAATTAATGAGAAGTTATTGCTAAGGAAGACCCACCTCCACATGCAATAATAGACCAAGTAGTAAGTGCACCTACTTGTTTAGGGCTTGAATAGTTAGTTATGTTACCTAGACCTAACTGCCCAACGCTATTACTACCCCAAGCCCACAGCGTACCATCTGTTTTAACTGCTAAAGAGGATGAACCCCCTTTTGCTAATATATTAAGCCAAGTTGTTAATGCACCTACTTGTTTGGGACTTGAGTAGTTGGTGGTATTGCCAAGACCTAACTGCCCATCTGTATTTTGGCCCCAAGACCAAAGAGTACCGTCAGTTTTAATGGCTAAAGAGGAGTTATCCCCACATGTAATTTTGGACCACGTTGTTAGTGCACCTACTTGTACAGGACTAGAACGGTTAATCTGATTATCTAAACCTAGTTGCCCATTGTTATTTCTCCCCCAAGCCCAGAGGGTACCATCTGTTTTAGTGGCTAGAGTGTGATATATCCCACCTGCAATACTTGACCAAGTGGTTAATGCGCCTACTTGATTTGGGCTTGAACGGTTAGTTATATTACCTAGCCCGAGCTGACCATTAGCATTTAAACCCCAAGACCAGAGAGTGCCGTCTGTTTTAGTGGCTAAAGTGTGATTAGACCCACACGCAATATTAGACCAAGTTGTAAGAGCACCTACTTGTACGGGACTGGAGCGATTAGTTATATCACCTAGACCTAATTGCCCAACATCATTACCCCCCCAAGACCAAAGAGTACCATCAGTTTTAATTGCTAAGGAAAAGGAGCCTCCTGCGGATACTTTAGACCAAGTTGTAAGAGCTCCTACTTGTTTGGGACTTGAGTAGTTAGTTGTATTACCTAAACCCAATTCTCCACTAGTATTTAAACCCCAAGACCAAAGAGTACCGTCAGTTTTAGTGGCTAGGGTGTTATGCGCCCCACATGTAATTTTAGACCAAGTAGTAAGTGCACCTACTTGTTTAGGGCTTGAATAGTTAGTTATATTGCCTAGACCTAATTGCCCGGTATCATTATATCCCCAAGACCAAAGTCCGGGTAAACCGGGCCAAGTCCCCGCAGCTGCGGCTTGCATTTGACTCTGTGGTGTCCACATGCCTGAATATTGTACGTATGGATAAATTACTGGCATTGTATTTTCCTAATATTTGAGGGCTACTACTTCAGCGCCACCGCCTGAAACTTTATACCAAGTTGTAAGAGCCCCTACTTGTTTAGGGGATGAGTAGTTGGTGGTGTTACCTAGACCTAATTGCCCACTGGCATTATACCCCCAAGACCAAAGAGTGCCATCTGTTTTAGTTGCAAATGATGAATCTCCCCCCGTAGTTCCATCTATAGTAGACCAAGTTGTTAGTGCACCTACTTGTACAGGACTAGAACGGGAAGTTGTATCGCCTTGGCCTAATTGTCCACTACTATTTGAACCCCAAGACCAAAGAGTACCGTCAGTTTTAGTTGCTAGGGTGTTAAAGTCCCCACAAGTTATTTTAGACCAAGTGGTTAGTGCACCTACTTGTTTTGGAGAAGAATAGTTAGTTGTATTGCCTCGGCCTAATTGCCCTTGACCATTCTCCCCCCAAGACCAGAGCGTACCGTCTGTTTTAGTTGCGAGGGTGTGACCATATCCACATGCTATTTTAGACCACGTTGTAAGAGCACCTACTTGTACAGGACTAGAGCGGTTAGTTGTATTGCCTAGACCTAATTGCCCATAGGCATTAAGCCCCCAAGCCCAGAGCGTACCATCAGTTTTAGTTGCTAAAGAAAAATAATTGCCTGCAGATAAGTTTAACCATGTGGTTAATGTCCCTACTTGTTTAGGAGAAGAATAGTAAGTTGTATTGCCTAGACCTAATTGCCCAAACCTATTACTCCCCCAAGACCAAAGAGTACCATCTGTTTTAATCGCCATAAACCGTCTAGTTAAACCTTCTATTTTATACCAAGTTGTAAGTGCCCCTACTTGCACAGGGCTGGAACGGGTAGTAATATCACCTAAACCTAACTGCCCTTTAGCATTAGCCCCCCAAGACCATAACGTACCATCTGTTTTAGTTGCTAAACTAGAAGTGCCACCGCTTACAATATTTAACCAAGTTGTAAGTGCGCCAACTTGCTTAGGACTTGAGTAGTTAGTTGTATTACCTAGACCTAACTGCCCATAACTATTGTCTCCCCAAGACCAAAGTTCATAGGTATACGTTGGCGGCGGAGGAGCAGCCAAAGGGTTAAAGAGACCGTCTTGTATCCAGCCACCGAGATATCTTTGCGACATTCTAAGCTCCTATCTTTAAGCCCCTAATCATGATATCTCCTCCCAACTCGCTGTTACCACCAAAGCAGTAGATGTTCCCGCAGTAGCACCAACAGACTTATCTTCAAGCAAATAAAATGTTGTAGTCTTGTCTGTTACGATCAATGAAGCATAGGCTGGCACTGAGATAGTTGAAGCTATTGGAAATGCTGTACCACCTAGAGCCGCTGCGCTATACACGTTAATAGTGATGTTAGCTGCTGAAGCAGAAGTGTTAGCTACGACAATAGAGTCTATTTTATAGACCTTACCACTTGATGCTGCATTACTTACTAGAGAAGTTGCAGAGGTTGTAGTCAGTGAAGTTGTACTGGTGTTACCGTAGATTGTAGTTACGTTAACTATGTTTGGGTTTGACATCGTTATTCCTTAGTAGATTTTGTATTTTATGTTACCCAAAGACTAAACTTAGGGCAATAGCTTTACCAGCCGATATACCACTAGCCGCTGGAGGAGAAGACACCCAAGTCGTGCCGTTACTTGTTAAAACATTGCCTGTAGTACTAGGTGCCACAGTTTGTAATGCAGATGTTGTATTCCCTAATAGCACACTATTAGCCGCTAAAGTAGTCGCTCCTGTACCGCCAGACCCAACAACCAAAGTAGTACTTAATCCAGCTGCTGTACCTGATGTATTTTGATTCAGCGTTGGAAAATCTGCCGCTACAGCAATAGATAACGCCCCAGAGGTTGTAGTGCTTTTAAGTATGCCTGTGGTTAGCGCAGAGGTCCCTGCACTATAGTCAGTACCAGAAGTAGCCGCAGATATAGCTGTACCATTACCTTTAAGGACCCCAGTAATAGAAGTTGATATAGTCAACGCAGGAGTAGCACCACCTGAAGAAGTGCCAGCAAAACCATTAGCGGACGTAACAGAAACCGCTGTAACTGTACCAACAGTATTAGCTATCCAAGAAGGATTAGTCCCGTCAGTAGAGAGAATCTTAGTGCTGTTTCCAGTTTGATCTGGTAGTAAAGCAGGGACAGGAGCTGTACAAAATACACGTTTAGATACAGAGGTAAATACTACTAAGGCATTAGCATTACTTGATTCAAGTACAGTAGAGCGCGTCAGCGTTCCAGTACCTACAGTACCGTAACCTACTTCCCAATTTCCTAAACCATCATCTATAGTGTAATAGACTACGTTACCGTTACTAAAAGCTGAATTAAATGTCCTATATCCGGTTAGCGCCCCTGCGAGGGTAAGTGTACCCGTCCCCGCAGTTATGGATGATTCTAATACTCGATCAGCTAGTAAAGGCATTTATATACCTACAGACTAATTTAAAATTAAAACAGCAGTTGTGGTTGTAGCCGCTGGGAATATAACTGAGAAGTCCCCATTAGTAGAAGTAAAGTCTCCACCAAAGTTAAATACCGCTACGGCTTTATTGCTGCTCGAAGTGTCATATATTAAAGCACCTGCAGCTGTAAACGTAGCTGTAGTCCAAGTAACATCGTCAAAGTCAATAAACGCAATCGCACCTGATAATGTTATACCAAGATTAGTTAGAGTCTTACCCCCAGTCGTATAGCCTGTACCAGAGCTTGAAACTTCACCTGTCGCAGTATATGCAGTAGTAGCAGAGTCTAAACTAGCCGCTGAAGTGTATAAAGCTATTTTAAATGTATTACCACCGACTGCTTTAAAGTTGTGTTCTGCGCCTAATAGTTCACTTTTGAACGTGCTACAAATTGCCTGTGTGATCATAGCTGATCTTCCTCTTCAATAACTTCCTCAACCACTTCTGGCTCAGGGTTTGTAATTACGATAGCTACGCTGTTTAGCATAACCTTTGCTTGTTCACTCATTCCACTCATATTAAACTACCTTATCTCTTACTTGGGTTACACGATATGTATCTTGTCGATCTTTGCCATCACCTAATTGTTTGAGGAGACCCATAGCTTCTTGATACTTCTGTTGGTAAGCTTGAATAAGATCTGGCTCGCCCTTCATGTATATATAAGCTTCGACCAAAGACCCCCACAACAATACGTTAGGAAAGTTATTACCCAGCCAGCTTGTACCTGCGTCTACTATAGACTGCGGATACGCATAATAGTGCATTTCTACCGAATACTCTTCATCTGGTGTAGGCCCTAATATAAAAGAAGAATTATCAAAAATGCCGTAGTATTGTGGCACTCCTGAAACACCCGGATAAGGATAGGCTTCTCTTATGTATTCAACATCTTTTTGGTATAAGTAAGTTTGAGTAGTTTGAGGTACTAGATCTACTATAGTTGTAGTAAATACGGATAAGGCATATACTGACAAGAAGTCAGGAGGAAGCGCTACATAAGGAAAATTGGCTGTTGTTACACCCGTAACATTAGTACGAAAAGCAGGTAACTGCACAGAGTTATTAACCAAAGTCTCTGCATTTTGTACAAAGTTAGGTATGTTAGCTACAAATGTAGCTTCTGTTACTTCAGTGTATTGCTGTATTGCCGTACTAAGTTGCGCGTATGTGAGACTCATTATTAGCCCATTTTGCTAGATGCCATAGTGCCTTTAGTAGCCGCACCAGTACCACGTACTTTAATAGTCTTTTTGTTTTGAATCTCTACAGGGTATCCATTGCCTACAGGTGTAGGTACAGATTTAACGCCTTTATATTCAGCAGATCCTTCAATATGTTGCTTAGCCATTATCGACCTCTACCTGAACTTTTTTGATTCATAGCACGAGCTACATTACGACCCATTTTCTTAGCATCCATAGATGTGATGCCGCCTTTTTTAAGACCCTTCATAGATTTCTGTTTGTCATGCTTAGCGTCTTTCGAACTTTTTTCCCAGTCAGACATAGACATCTTGTTTTTCTTTGCAAGGACTTTGTCTTCTTTAACGTCTTTAGCTGAACCTTCAAAACTAGCCATATTATACCTCAATCAATTCTAATAAACACGCTATTCAACGTGGTGTTAATGGTCTGTGTTGCCACAGGGTTATAAGCAAATAGGCCTCTAGAAGCGTTTAAGTTTACGTCTGGTCTTGGGTTTTGTAAAGCCTGTGGGTCGTTTGCTACCTTTTGAGCACCTATTATACCAACCCAGTTTTGTGGGTGGTCTCCACCAACTTTGTCCATACACTCTGGACATACACGCATATTAATCCGTTTACCTATAATAACATAGGTTTTTATCTTCTTTAACGCGTATCTAAACCCACAACGATCACAGAAGCCAAATGCCCGTTTTTCTCCAGCAAAAGGAGTACCCACTTACCAGCCCCCGCCGCCTACACTACCTATATTAGGTACAAATCTAAAAGACACTCGTTGACGGTCTTCATCAGCCGCCAGTTCAAAAGCCTCATCATAGAGTTGTTTAAGCATAGGGATTTTATTTTCTGCTTCTGGTGTTTTAAGAGCCAAGTTGTAGGCTAATCCAGCAG